GGCGAGCGTCGGGTTAGCAGAAGTCCACTCAGCAGCGGTGCCTCTGCGAATCTTAATTACGATGTCAGCTGGCATGCAATTATTCTACCTTACTTAGTGCTCTATGTGGTATGTGCCCGCTATGTGAAAATTATCTGCGGTAGCAAGTCCAACGGGAGTGCTGGGGGTAAATGGCACGTCGCGACCATTAGAAGCGGTGCTATAAAGCTGCAGAACATTGGTGCCAGCATCACAGTGCCCACTGATTGAGTACTGGTCGCTGCCAGAAATGTCATGTAAGCAACCGTCGCGAACTATGAAGGCGTGCTCGCTTGCAAAGGGTAGGGTCAGGTAATACTGACCGCTACCAAAGCTAGTGATGTTGTCAAAGTCCACATCAATCTGAAAGTGGCACAGCGGCCCGAACTTAACGTAGCTTCCGGTGATTAAGGGGTCGCCACTAAAGGTCGGCTGGGTTCCGTCTGTGCCGCCCAATGGCTGGTAATCAACATCTCCGCTGTCAGCATCAAGGTCGCCAACGTTAATCTTGTGGGAGTCCCTACCATCATGACGGTGACTTCCAGGGCTAGCCTGAAAAGCTTCTGGGCCTAGTGTATGATGTATAGCAGTAATGCCACTATCTACATCTGTTACCAGCGGCTCGCTAGTTTGCTGCAGGTCTCGGTCTCTAGGTAGGATTGGCATACCACAACTTTAGCAGAGGAGACCATGAGTAAGGCTAAAGCAATAGGTACTAAAGCAGAAACAGCTGTACGTAATTACTTGCTGTCCTTTGGTTACTCAGAGCTGGATGCTCACAGGAACGTGCTCACTGGAGCAGACGACCAAGGTGACGTCTGGCTAAGAGAAGCGACAAGAGGGCTGATTGTCTTTGAGGTCAAAGGCGGTCAGATGGCCAAGAACGCCAGCTACGAACAATGTGTTAAATGGCTCGAAGAAGCCGAGAGGGAGAGAAGTAATGCTCAAGCCGCTTTTGGCTTTCTTGTTACTCAGCGGGCTGGTGTGGGTTACCCACGTGCTGGCGAATGGTGGGCGTATGCCAGACTGGATGACATACTCCGTCTATGCCATGGTAGTGCTGGTCTTTACCCCTATGTCGTTAGGCTTACTCTTAGGGAGCTAGTAGAACTAATTAATGGCTAGGCAAAAGCAGATAAACCCAGCCGAGGTTCTGTACCGAATGTCGGAGCAGATTCGCACGACGTCAATCATGCCTAACCTAAACAGGTACAAGCCGCACCAGAAGCAAGAAGACTTCGCAAAAGACCAGCACAAGCACCGCCTTTACATTGGCGGTAACCGTTCCGGTAAGACAGTCGCTGGGGTGGTGGAGGATATCCGTTATCTAAAAGGCGAGCATCCACACCGCAAAGTTCCAGAGGTACCAGTGCGTGGGCGTGTCGTCGGCGTTGACTTTGCCTCTGGTATCGACAAAATTCTTCTGCCTCAGTTTGCTCAGTGGATGCCTAAAAGCCTGTTAGTTAACGGCTCATGGGAAGACAGCTATAGCAAAGAACGAAGAGTCCTCAAGCTTGAGAACGGCTCCTTCGTCGAGTTTATGTCCTACGACCAGGACTTGCAGAAGTTCGCCGGAACATCTAGGCATTTCGTCCACTTCGACGAGGAGCCGCCAGAATTAGTGTACGACGAATGCCGTGCTCGTCTAGTTGACACAAACGGAGATTGGTGGATGACGCTGACTCCAGTTGAGGGCATGGAGTACATCTACGAGCAGGTCTATCTGCCTGGCAAGGAAGGTCACCCTCAGTTCGGCGTAACCGAAGTTGAGATGTCGGACAACCCCTACCTAGACCCTGGAGCTATTGAGGACTACCTGTCCTCTCTGACTCCAGAGCAGCGAGCTATCCGTGAAAAGGGTCAGTTCATTCAGGTAGGTGGTGCGGTCTTCAAAGAGTTCAATCAGCTGACGCACACTATTCCCCCTGAGAAATTTAAGCTGTCCAGAAAGCACAGGATTTATGTCAGCGTTGATTACGGCTGGCGAGACCCCACTGCAATCTTGTGGCACGCCGTTGCACCTGATGGACACATCGTTACCTTTGCTGAGCACTACCAGTCCCAAATGACCATTGCTGAGCACGCTGAGGTCTTCCACCGAAAGAACAAAGAGCTAGGTGTAGAGCCGTATCTGGTTGTAGGCGACCCTGCTCTTTCGCAGACAAACGGCGTAAAAGGCACAAGCTATCAGCAGGAGTTCAACCTCCACGGAATGAATATCATAATTGACATCATTCCTAGACAAATAGGTGTAGGTTTGAACAAGATGCAGCAATACATGAAGCCAAATCCAGACACGGGCAGACCTTGGTGGCAGGTAACTGACGACTGTCCTAACCTGATTTCCGAGCTTTCTAAACTTAAATACAAGCGGCGTGCCAACAGGCAACAAGAGTTCACACTAAACAAACTAGAGGAGATACAAGATAAGGACAATCACGCTTTCGATTCGTCGAGATACTTTTTCACACTAATGGATGACCTAACTCCAGAAACAATCAAGGGACTAAAGGAGAGGCTTATGGACTTTGATGATACGCCTCCGATTGCTCAGTTCGATAATCGAAAAGACCCTGGATATTCGGGCTGGAAGTTCCGGTCATCCTCCGATGATGCTGTAGGATGGGAATAATGGCTAGAACATTTAGAATAGTAGAGCGAGGGCAATATGCCCCGCATCGCTGTATTGTCACGGGAGTTACGGGTAAGCCCGACGCTCCACTGATTGACTTGGGTGCTGAAGCTGAGTATTACGGAAGAGTATATTTAAGCTACGGCATCTTTGCGGCGCTCGCAGAACAAATGGGTTTTGCAACGCCGGATGTAACAAATGCGCTACGCACAGAAAACGAACAACTCAAAAAGAGACTAGACCGCATACCTGCGGTGACGGAAAGGCTTGTAAATGACATTAGAGACATCTCTATTAGTGTTACTGCTGACCTTCTTAGTGAGCCTACCCCTGTCGTTCTGGCTAATGACGAAAAGCCTGAACAAAGCAACTCAGGGGCTAATCTCGACCACTTTGGAGACGACCAACCTCTTGAAGACAACAGTGAACCTGCTGTCGTCGAGAGACCCGCTAGCGTTCCAACAGATAATGGCGGCAAGCGGAGTACCAACAGCACCAAACCCAGAGCAAGCAGTTCTGGTAAACGATAACTATCCTGAGGTAGATGAAGATGAGTATGATTTCGACGCCGTCCGAAAGGAATATGGCATCCAGTAACGCAGTCGCTGAACTTGAAATTGAAGTCGAAGAGACTGCAAATACTGGGCTACTTGATGACGCTGAGCTAAAGAAGCTCCAGAAGTCGGACAAGGGAAAAAAGCTCGTTGATTACCTAAAGAAGGAATACCAGAAGTCCAAGGACGCCAAGCAGTGGCGTGTTCGCCAGTGGTACATGAACATGTCGTTTGAGCGTGGCAAGCAGTACGTAGCTTGGGACTCAACTAAGAGTGGGTTGTCTCAGCTCCCCCGTGGAGACAAGAACACCCCTCGCATTAGCATTAACAAAATCCGTCCTATCGTCAGGACTGAGATTGCAAAGCTGACATCCCAGAAGCCATCGGCCGTCTGTTTGCCAGCATCCAATGATGTAGAAGATGTATTTGCCGCAACTGCAGCGACACAGGTCTGGGACAGTCTTTATGACCGCCTCAGCGTAGGACGCACAATGCGCCTAGTAGCCCGTGATATATCTGTTCTTGGTTTGGGATATATGAAGGTCTATTGGGACTCTGGGAAGTATGACGAATGGAGCGACCAAGAGGGTGACGTCTGCGTAGACCACATTTCTCCCTTCAACGTCTTTGTCCCAGACCTGTCAATCGTTGAGCACGAAGACCAGCCGTATGTACTCCACGTCTATACAAAGACTATTGAGTGGCTAAAGATGACCTACGGCGACCTTATCCCTAAGGACAAGCAGCCGACCGTAGTAGCCGCAACAGAAATTGCAGATATTTCTTCTGCTCTTGACATCAGGGAAAACAACAGCAAGCCAGATGCCAGCTTGGTTATCGAGGCTTGGGTAAAGCCAGGAACTACCAACCTGTTGCCGCAGGGTGGCTACGTCACGATTGTTGACGACGTTATTGTCGAGGCTTCACTAACAGGATTCCCTGCTGGATACAAGGGCTACCCAATCGTTAAGTTTGAGCACATCCCAAGCGGGCAGTACTACCCAGCTTGTGTTATTGACGATGTAATCCCGCTGCAGCGTGAGGTAAACAGAACCCGCTCTCAGCGCATCCAGGCTAAGAACATGATGGCAAAGCCTCAGGTTTACTACCGCGAAGGTTCGCTAACCGTGTCCAAGATAAACACGTCTCCAGGACAGTACATCGGGGTGCGTCCTGGATTCGAATATCCAGCAGCCGCCCCAATGCCTCAGCTACCTCCTTACGTATCAGAGGAGCTGCAGGCACTAGACACAGACCTAGAGAACATCTCTGGTCAGCACGAAGTCTCAAGGGGAAGCACGCCTCCAGGCGTTGAGGCGGCTACTGCGATTGCTTACTTGCAAGAGCGTGACGACAGCTACATGGCTCCAACCTTTGCTTCGGTAGAAGAGGGCCTGTCAAGAGTCGCAAGATGCGCACTAATGCTAGCTGCAGAATACTGGAGCGGCGAGCGCACGGTAAAGGTAGTCGGTGACAACAACGGCTTCTCTGCTGAAATGTTTAGCGGTGCCGACATAGCGCGAGGCACCGACATCAGAATCGAAGCTGGCTCAGCACTTCCAACCTCCAAGGCTGCAAAGCAAGCTTTGGTTATGGACATGATGAGACTTGGCCTAGTTCCGCCAGAGGAGGGGCTAGAGCTTCTTGACATTGCAACACTCAGCCGTTACACGGACAACCGTGGCACAAGGCCAGACGAGCTTCGTGCTCAGCGTGAGAACGTAATGTTCAAGTCTCTTGGCGAGATGGACGTAATGCGTCACTACCAGAGATGGCAGCAGGGTGTTGAGATGGGCAACCCAGAGATGGTTAACCCAGACACCGGTGCTCCTCTAAAGCCACCAGCAATTGTTCCTGTAAACAAGTGGGATAACCACGCCGTCCACATTCAGGAGCACGACAACTTCCGCAAGAGCCCAGCATACGACTTGCTAAGCAACAGCCAAAAGGCAGAGTTGAACAAGCACATCGACATGCACGAAATGGCACTTGCGGCTTTGCAGGCTGCTCAAATACAGCAGATGCAACTAGGCGCAATGCCGCCACAACAGGCACAACCACAACAGTAAGGGAGCAATATGTCTGACGACGAGCTAACACTAGACGATGTAACAGAGGACATTGAGCCTCAACTAGACGATGAAGAGCCGGAGGAAGTTGACAATTCTGAGGAAGATGCTGAGAATGGAGATGATTCTGGAAAGGGCAATCCCGCGTGGGACGAACTTTATGAAGTTCTGCCTAAGTCGCTTCACGGAATGGTTCAGCCAGTTATCGAGAAGTGGCAAACGGGCGTTGATTCGGAGTTTGAGAAGATTGCCCCATACCGCAAGTTCGCAGAAGCCGGCGTTAACCCGCAAGTTATTGAAGCGTCAATGGAGCTTGCTAGGCAAGTTGCCAGCAACCCAAAGGCCGTCTATGACGAGCTTGCTGAGCGTTATGGCTGGCAGCAAGCATCCGCAATGGTTCAGAAAGCAGTAGAGGATACTGAAGACGCCATTGAAGATGCTGAGGAATCAGACCTGTTTGCTGATGACGACCAGAGCAGTAGCGAGCTAAAAGCCCTAAAGGCTGAGCTAGACTCCCTAAAGTCAAACCTAGCCGAGCAAGAAGATGCCGCTTATCAGTCTCAGTTGCAAACCGAAATTGAAGAGTCTCTTGCGAGCATTAAGAAAGAGGCTGGCGACGTTGACGAGGAAGCAATTGTCCGCAGGGCTATGCTTCTTGCTGACGATTACCCAGATGCTGAGATTGACCAGCTAATTAATGCTGCCTACGAACAGTACAATAACGAGCTAGAAAAGATGCGCTCAAGCGTCAAGAAGGCTCCAAGGGTTGCTGGTGGCAACGCAAACAAGGTTCCTGCAGCTCCTCCAAAGACGCTTGCGACTAAAGAAGACCGTGTGAGCGCGATTGAAGAGATTGTAAAGCGCACCCTTAATCTGTAAACATTTACAGTTTTTAGTGTGGTAAACTGCTGAGCAGTAGTGAGTACGGCCATCTATGGCTAGGGCGAACGAAGTGAAGACCTTTTATTACCTAAAACACTAGGAGTGTTAATGTCGGGACAGAATCTCGCCATCGCTAACGTCATCCTGAAGGATGTCTACGGCGACATTAATGAGCAGATTAACAACGCAACTCCAGCTCTAGATGGTATCAAGTCAACTGCACGCAACATTACTCAGGTTGGTGGTCTCGGTGTCAAGTTCGTTGCACACGTAGGCCGTAACACTGGTATTGGTGCTCGCGCTGAGGACGAAGACCTTCCAGAGGCTGGCAACCAGCAATACGTAGACGGCCAGACTGGCCTCAAGAGCTTCTACGGCTCGGTACGTCTTACTGGACAGGTTATGGCTCAAGCTAGCCAGAACTACCAGACCTTTGCAGATGTAACTGCAGAGGAAATCGAGCGCATCCGCGATGACATTGCAAAAGACCAGAACCGCCAGGTATTCGGTGACGGAACTGGAACTCTTGCTGCCCTCACGGTAGCTGCATCTGCATCAGCCACGGTTACTGTTGACAGCGTAAAGTACCTACACACTGGTATGCGCGTTGACGTTGTAGACGTCTCTGCGACTGGAAGCAGCTCAACCCCAACCGTGCTAAACACCAGCGGTTACGTAACCATCAACGCAATCAACAAGACCACAAAGGTTGTTACCCTTAGCGCAGCTGTAACTGCTGCTGTTGGTGACGCCCTTGTCCGTTCGAACTCAACCGCTGCTTCAGTTGTAAACAACTGGCGCAAGGAGTGGACTGGCTTCGACGCTATTGTTGACGCCACCTCCGCTCTCCACGGTATCGACCCAGCAACCACCCCAGCATGGGCTGCTCACTTGCGTGACATCTCTTCTGGTGGCGTTTCTCAGCAGATTACCGAAGAGGACATGATTGGTATGGTTACCGACATTGCCGAGGATGGCGACAAGCCAGACGTAATCTGGACAGACCACGGTTCCTGGAACGGATACTGGAAGGCTCTGGAGGAGAAGCGTCGCTACGTAAACAAGGTTGACCTAGATGGTGGTAACCGTGGACTTGGTTTCGCAACCATGTTCGGTGACCTGCCATTCAAGGCTGACTTCGACGCTCCAGACGGAAAGATGTGGTTTATCAACTCCAAGAAGATAAACCTAAACACCAACCGCGGCTGGGAGTGGATTGACGAGGACGGCTCCAAGTGGAAGCAGGTTCCTCGCCGTGACGCCTTTATCGCTTACCTACGCAACTACTCTGAGATTTCGACCTACCGTCGTAACACTCACGGTTGCATCACGGGTATCGCTTCAGGTATCTAGAAGATAACCAGCGAAGGGGCGTAGGATAATACCTGCGCCCCTTTACTCATAAGGAGAGAAATGGCCATTGAGTACCTAAACCAAAGAAGCAGCATCCCAGACCTGACCGAATTGGACAGGCTTCGAGACGTACCGCCAAAGGCATACAGACTAGCGAGAATGCTGGCTGATTATGACCCATCTATCTACATCAAAAAGCTTGGGCCAGGACACCCTCAGTTTGATAAAGACCGCCCATACAGCATTGTTGTAGTGGGAGATAAAGACCGCTACGTGCTAAAGAACTTCGCAGAGTGGCAGCTAGACGAGAGAATCATGGCTGAAATTATCCAGTCAGATGTTACAAATGCCGGAATGTCCATTAGCGACATAGAGGCCCTGAACGCTGCAAACGCCATGATGAAGGCTAAAGAGCGAGAAGAACTCGACGCAGAGCGCAGGGAATTGGCCAAAGATGTTGCTAAACTAGGATTTACGAAGAACTACGCTCGCCATAACGGAAAGTTGCTATTCGACCCAAATGCCTAGAGATTATTACACAAAGACTGGCGATGACGTAGCCACAGATGTAAAGCGCATCTTTGGTGACGAAGCCCTTGTAGAGCTAAAGAACACAGACCTTCTTCGCTGGACAAACGCTGCCCAGCGTGAAATCTCGACTAGCCACACTGTCCTTAAGGGCAAGGCAAGTCACAACCTAGTTGCGGAACAAACCCTTTACACTCTTCCGCTAGGCAGCCCCGTAGCACAGGTAAAGGGAGTACACGTAGAGGGCAAGCCTCTAAAAGCTGTGGCTTTTCAGGAAGCACAGGAGCAGATACTTAGAGACGACCCAGGGCTAAAAAGCTCAGGCGAACCACGAATGTGGTACGAGTGGGACGGCGACCTGTACATTTACCCAGCTCCTGCAGAGTCAAAGACTGATGGGTTAGAGATTTTCTATCTTGCGTACCCAGCAAACCTTGCAGCGCTTAGCGAAACCCTTAAGGTTCCAGACCGTTTTTACAACCAAATAGTTGATTACGTGCTAGCTCAGGCGTACCGCTTGGACGAGAACTGGCAGGCCACTGCATACCAGGACGCACGGTTCCGTGACTCAATGAACAGACATCTTGCAAAGGAAGACATTGTAGATAGTCAGTTCTACCCCACAAAGGTAGTTCTGCCAGAGGATGAGTAATGGCTAGAGAAGGCCTAGTAATTGACGACTTCTCGGGCGGTCTCAATAATGTTGTAGACCCGTCTCTTATTGAAGAGAACGAGGTCGCAGACCTTCGCAACCTAGTTATTTCTAGAACGGGCAAGCTAATCAGCCGCCCGCCAATTTACAAAATTGCAGATTACCCAGCCGCCATCACGTCAGCAAAAGCACTGGGCTACTACCGGAATGAAGATTCCGTTGTGTTCTTAGTTGTAGCCACAAACTCTGCTACTTACATTTATGACCTTGTTGGAGATACCTGGACTCAGGTCTGGGCTTACGAGGCTGAGGATATGGCGGCTTATGCTGAGCGCCTTTATCTAGTTAACAGCGCAGAAGGTGGCGGCTATTGGTCGAAAGTTTCTGGCACATACCAATGGACTGACGTAGCTGCAATGCCAGAAGGCAACCAAATTCACTTTACAAAGGGAAGACTGTATGTCTCCAGTCGTGCAAACGGTAACACTTCAACCCTTAGATACAGTGCTATTGACAGCATTGGTCTTGGCACCACTATTAATGATTGGCCTAGCGAAAATTATATTGACATTAATGAGGGTGATGGAGACGAACTCATTAAGATTATCGAGGGCAATAGCGAGCTTTTTCTCTTCCGTTCTAACTCGACGTATCGACTAGCGTACAGCGCCTCCGCCGACCCCTCGCTAGGAACCTTAACAGCGATGTCTCAGAACATTGGCGCTGACTGTTCTCGTAGCGTGGTGGAGTTCGAGAACACGCTGGCGGTGCTTCATGCGGGCACTTTATACCAGTTTGCGGGATATAACTTTTACCCGTACAACCCATCTAACAAAGTTGAATTTAAAGTAAAGGCTGGCTTTACAGGGCAAAAGCAGGGCGTCACAAAGATTGGCCAGTACCTTTTGGTGTGGCACCACGGGTACATGTACTGCTACGACACTGAAACTGGTCTATGGTCTGAGTGGGAGTCAGACACTGGTGCGGCTCACTTTATTGAAGCTCCCCGTGGAACCTTTCTGGACTCTGCTGCTGTCCCCACAGCGTACGGCGTCCCTCATACTGATTACGCTAATCAGGGAGTCCTTAAGCTTGCTATTGAGTACCCAGAAACGGGCACGGAGACAATTAGGTGCCAAGTCGTCACTAGAACGTACGACATTGGTCAACCATCGCTCTTCAAGAGGCTCTTCGGCTGGGAGCTGCTAGTAGTTGCCGTTAACTGGCTTGAAGGTGGACTAACTCCAATTGACGCCTTTCGGGACATCGAAGAGCAGATTACATGGGGTGAGCTAGAAACCTATACATGGGCAGGCGCAGAAGCGGCTGAGATTGCATGGCTCCCTGAAGGTGCAATCGAACCAGTTATCGTAACTGGCTTTAGAAGCAGCAACCCTCGCCCGCGAGTAGTGAAGATTAGCGGCAAGCAAACCTTCAAGAGGGGCTACTTCACCATTAGATTCCAGAACGATGGCACGGCAGACACGGCACCTAGCCGTCTTGACGGAATCGTTCTTTACATAACAAACGGTCGCCGTATGGCACAAGGAAGGACTGCCTAATGGCTAACATCGGTGGAGCTGGGTTTAACAAATACGCTGCTGGGGCGAAGCGCTACGGAATGGGAATTGTTGGCCCAAATACGGGCATGAAGCTTAAAAAAGAAGGATACATGGAAAGAAGCGCCCAGCAACGTGCAAAGAACGCTGCAATGCTAAAATGGGTACAGGGCAAGCGCGGCGCTCGCTACTTTGCTAAGCCCTCGGGACAGATAGGTATGAAATAATGGTGCTTTACACAGGCGGCCCTTATATTCCTGGCCTGCCCCCAGAAAAGGCTACCCCAGCAAAGCCGACCTCATCTAAGAGCACGTCCGTAGGGGAAACAAACAGGTTCGCAAATCTTCTTTCAAATGTAAGAAAGAGCGCCGCAGCTGAGGCGGCAGCAAAGCAGCCGGCAGTTAAGCCAGCCCCGGTAACCGAAAGAGGCGTGTACATCCCCGCAGGAGCGTACCGCAAAGACGGTAGCGCAGTAAGCCCAGCAAGTATTGCCATGGCAGAAAAGATTAACCAAGCTATCGTGCCAAAAAAGAGCACGCTGGGCACTGGCAGTATTGAGACTAAAACTGCCCCTACCCCTAAAACCGACAGCGGTAGTACTACTGGCGGTGGTACTACTGGCGGTGGTACCACTGGCGGTGGTACTACTGAGTCTGCTGCTGAAAAGCCAATACAGGTTGTCCTAGACCAAGAAGAAATGGACGCTGCACAGCAAGCTGCTGATGCTCTTCGAACCTTCCAAGAGAATCAAGCAAAGATGCAGTTGCAGCAAGTCCTTGGAAAGATTGACCGTGCTGCTATTGAGCAGTACAAGGGTATCTCTGAGGACTATGCAGCACGTGGCCTAGCAAGAAGCGGTGGCAAACTGCAGACTGAGCAGAAAGCAATCGACGAGCGTGACAGGGCTGTAGGCGAGGCTACGCAGGCCGTTACGGACTTCCTGAACGAGCTAAAACTTACTGGCAACCTAGAGCAGGCCAGCACCAACCTTGGCAAGAGTCAAGCGTTCCAGGACTACATTTCGGGCAGACTCGGCCCAGCGATGGGAGCATAACGTGGGGATTTTTGATTGGCAGGGAATGGCCGAAAGTGAAAATGCTTACACTGGCCAAAAGTATGGAACTGCTGCTCCTGGCTATGGTGGAAAGGTTCGGGAAAATCTCGATGCCATTGTAGCTGAGTACACAAGCAGAGGCGAAGGCATGGCTGGACAGCTTCCTGGGCAAATTCAGGAAAGGGCAGCAGCAGGCCGCCAAGCCCCTGCTCCAAGACAAGAGCAGCCTCCCTTTAATTTAGACCTAGTTCTTGACCAGATGTACCGTACAGCAGGTGGCCCTAACGCTGCTATGATTGCGCAGTACAACGCACAGAAGCAACAGCTGCAGCAAAACTACTCGCAGAACAAAGCTGACGCCAACAATCTATACGGTCAACTTTCCACTGACATTGAGACCTATGGCGCAGGGCTTCAGCAGCGTTACACTACAGACATTGAGGGAATGGCGACCACTCAGGCAGAGCGGCAGCAGGGGCTTGCAGACTTGCAAGCTCAGCGTGACACCACTAGGGCAGAGGTCGCAGCTTCTTTGGGAATTGGCGCTGAGGATGTGCAAACACCCCAAAGCTCGGCAATTCAAGAGATTGCAGGATTGTCCTCCGCAGCAGCAGGCAACTGGGAGAACCTGTTCAAGGCCAACAAGCTTCTTGCTGACGCTTCTACGGGTAGGCAGGTCGCTGGCGCAAAAGCCACGCAAGCTGACCAGTTGATGGCAATGAAGCGCTACCTTGACGCTCAGACTCAAGCTATTGACTCTCAGATTGCCATGGAGCGCATGAAAACCCCGACTCAAGAGCTAACTGACTTTGGTAAGTTTGCACAGCCCGCCATGTTTGGTGAGCAGCTAAGGCAGCTACAGGGAGTTGCTCCAGAAATCTTTGGGCCTGGAGAGCAAGCTGCTATGAGTCCCTTTGGAGAAAC